ATACGAGGGTTTCAAGCAATTAGACGAGGGTTTGGCAACAGAAGTGCCCGAAGGGTACATCAAAATCACCGATATTGACAAAAACACGTATACAGAACTGTGTCAAGACCTTTCTGCGGCGTGTTTAGACCATAGTTTCCCAGGTGTTGTTACTAAAGCAATGCCTGGACAAGAAAATTTTGTCAAATTGCGCTCTGTTTCTGATGATCTAGACAGATTCATGGCAGATCAGTATGAAACTCTGCTTGAGATCGGAGGTAGAGCAGATGCAGAGGTCGAATCTCGTGGTGGATTGTACGGATTTAACCTTGGAGAGCGTTGTATTAAGATTCCGCAACCAAATACTTACAAAGTTACAAGGTTTTTTGATATGCCTTGTACTTACAAGACAACTTCTGAACCTTTAACCACAATTCCTAACGTTGATGAACCAACAACAGTGGCATATGGGTGGTTAATTCACAAATATTGTGCCTCAGAGAAGGATAATGCCACGTTCAGAGTTTCAATGACCTTAGAGGGGCGTACAAAGGGGTCTCAGGGGCAAGAATTCATGGAATTCCTACGCGAAATGATGCCTCAAGCAACGTTGACTCCTACAAGAAAGGTTTCTGGTGGTCATAAAACTTGGAATTGCTCTAGGGGCACGGTAAAAGGTCGTTGTTATGAAGATCCAAACAACAATGGCGTTGTTTTTGTGCCTATTGGACTTGATGAAAACACATTTGACTATAATCAATCAGGATATTCTGAGTTTCAGCAGTTACAACTCTGGTTGCATGACAATTTGACCTATAGTCCTGGACTTTCAGTCTCATGGGTCCTGCAATCTACGGTTCAACCGCCTTCTGGTACCCCAGGGCAACCTGGTTATAACCCTGGAAGTTCTGGAACATCAGAATCGTATGCATATACAGGTATTGCTGCGGCACCATGGTCAGGTGGGCAACCACCAAACGTATGTTGGGACACTTTTGTGCGAGGAGTTGGCGCGTCCGACGGTCCTTTGAGAGTTTATTGCGGATATGATGCAAATGGTGATGGCATTTCAGGAGACACCTACAATAATGTTGCGCCATTGATGAATATATGCGCTGCAGTTCATGATGTTATGGATATTGCTATCGCAGTTCAACCTGGTCGTGTAAATAGTATGAACCTAATGGTCATGGGACCATATGAAGGTGAGGTAAGAGTTCGCAATTACCTTACTGGTACAACACAAACTTATGCAAAGGCGGTTCAATACTTGAGTAACCCTTATTTCTCAGAATGTGATGTTGACTATGGCGGTTCTCAAAATATCGCTGATGTAATTGGTGCGGACAGAGGTTTCTAGACATGGCATATGGATTTCTAAAACCTGTTGCTTTCCATAACGGTCTTCCGTGCAGTGGACATGGACTTTGCTTGCCTCCAACCATTCATAGTCACCAGGCATGCGGTACACCACCCATTCCTTACACTATTAAGGTAAAAGAGTTCACATGTTGGTGGCCACCGACTCCACTTATTCCTCTAAGCGCACTAAACCCGCTCAGAGCGACAGTGCTTGTGCACTTTTTGCCTATTATGATTCTGGGGGACACTTTTACACCTCATATTAGTGTTTGTACAAATATTATCATCTATTGGTGTCCATGTGGTAAGGCAACTTGTCCTATACCAACACCCATACCGTGTTCTAACCTAACTATTGAAGATTTTGGCGGTGTTGGTCACCCAAGAGTTCTATTCACAACTACTTTGACTGTGTTTGCTCTTAAATTGCCCATCGGAAGGATTCTGGACCCATTGGGTGTTGGATTCCCTGGATGGTCTTATCCATGCTCCTCAGTTATTGCATGGGGATCCGCTACGGTCCTTGCATCATAACTGTGCTATACTAATAAAGTCGTTATTCACTACAAAATGGCAACTAGAACTAAATCACTCTCAGGTGCGTCCAATATTGATGCAAGACCGAAAAAAACTCGTCAGGGTAATGGTCAGCACACTAAATATTCTGCAACGTCCCGTAATGCTGCTCGTAAGCGTTACAGAGGTCAGGGTAAATGAGACCAGAGACCAGAAAAGCAATGGAAATGCTGTGGTCTGCCAAATGGAATTTACCTAAAGCAGCAAAACATTGCAATCTTAGCAATAAGGAGATGAAAATCACGTTTAATGAATACTGTGCTTTTCATCCACCTACATTTCAACTCGATTAACTCTAAATACAGGAGGAACCATGGCAACTAATCACATTCCTGACCACAATCGAGAGATGATGGAGAGGGACCATGGAACCGTGGTCTTAATAACCGACCCAAAGTCTGATAAATATCTAGATATGGCGCGTAAGCGTCGTGAAAGATCCACTAAACCACAGACCTCCTAATGCCTGCTTATAGGTTCCGATCAGAAAAAGTTCTTAGTAGGGCATTCAAAGATCTCGCGATCTCTTTCAATGCTAACCCTAATACTAAGGACTTTGGTATCGTGAGGAACGATAACGCTATTAAACAATCTGTAAAAAACTTGATGCTCACTACGTTTGGTGAGCGTCCGTTTCAACCTGCAATCGGATCACGCATCAAGGGGTTACTGTTTGAACCCTTTGATGTGTTTTTGGTTGAAGAGATGAAAACAGAAATCTTTAACGTCATTGACCGCTTGGAACCGCGTGTCACTTTGACAGATGTGAGAATTGAAGGTTCGGAGGACACCAATTCTATTGCGATTGAACTTGATTATAGAATTACAGGACAAACCGTAGTACAAACCGTCGATTTCCTCTTAGAGAGAGCATAACATGCCAGCCGTACCCTCACAATTAACCGCTCTTGATTTCCTAGAAATCAAAGAGTCAATCAAATCATACCTCAGAACTCGTGACGAGTTTAGTGATTACGACTTTGAGGGATCTAGTGCTGCTTATCTGATTGATATTCTAGCATACAATACTTACTACAGTGCATTCAACGCTAACATGGCGCTGAATGAAACTTTTCTGGAATCTGCGACGGTCAGAGATAATATCGTCCGTATTGCTAAGCAGTTAAATTATACCCCAAGATCAGTTAAAGCAGCAAAGGCATGTGTTGCAATTAACGTCCAAACATCTGCTGTAGGTAATTCCGCAAACTTTCCGCAAAGTGTCACCCTAAGAAGAGGTGATGTATTTGTTTCGCGCAACATTGTTGACACGTTTGTATTCTGTGTGGTCAACGATGTACAAGTTTCCGTAGATCCACAGACAGGTCTTGCCGAGTTTAGTAAACTTGTATTTTATCAAGGCAACCTGCTGACATTTACATATACCGTTGATGACACTCAGAGACAAGAATTTGTCATTCCATCGGATAATGTAGATACAGAACTACTTCGTGTTTTTGTTCGTCCTAATATTCAGTCTTCTCAGACAGACGAATACTCAACATCACAAAACGTTGTTAACCTTGACTCTAACAGTCGTGTATATTTCCTTGAGGAAGTTGATGACCTTAGATACAAGGCAGTGTTTGGTGATGGTGTTTTAGGACGTAAACTGGTTGATGGTGAAGTTATTGAGATGCGTTATGTCCGCACCGCTGGTGAAGAGGCAAACGGTTGTACTGACTTTGCTTTCACTGGTTTAATCGTTGATGATCAAGGGCGTCCTATTCCCCCACAGAACATCACTGTAACGACCATAGACGCCGCTCAAGACGGTGAATCAAGGGAATCACCCCTAAGCATCAAATTCAACGCTCCTAGGGCGTATGCGACGCAGAACAGAGCAGTTACAGAGGCAGACTACGAATACATTGTATCTACCATCTATCCACAGGCTGCATCTATTACTGCATATGGTGGTGAGAAGTTAAGTCCGCCTATTTACGGAAAGGTGTTTATCGCCATCCGTTCCAAAGCGGGTAATAAGTTGAATGCTACAACAAAACTGAATATCAAGAATGACCTTCTGAAGTATTCAATGGCATCGATTGAACCAGTCATTACCGATCCAGTCGAATACTTTATTATTCCTAAGACTTGGGCATACTATGACGGCAATGCTACAAGTAAGAGTGATGCCGAATTGAGAACAGACCTTCTCCGCAATATTGACAAGTTCAATGCTGCAAACAAACCGAATAGATTCGGTGGACGTGTAGAAGGTTCAAAGTATAACAATATGATTGACAATACCGATGATGCAATCTCTGGTAGTGTCACACAAATGACTCTGGGTCAAAACCTCGACCAATTTACATTTGGTACTGTGTTTACACAGTGTATTGACTTTAACAACCCAATTCACAACCCTGGTGATCTTGCAGGTGAACAACCTGGAGATAATGGTGGTGATGGTGGTTCTTGTCTACCTACATATTCTACGGTGAAGTCTGGTACATTCTATGCTACTGGTTACACCGATCAACTGGTTGACGTAGTTGGTTCTGGGATGTCCACAACTCAACTTGCAACCACAACTGCAAATACTGACACTGAAACTCTAGTCCCAGTGAACATCAGAGATGATGGGCGTGGAACACTCATTCTAGTTACCACAAGAAATGAGAAGGAATTAATTTTGAATAATAATGTCGGATCTGTTGATTATGCAACAGGTAAAGTTTGCGTTGGTCCTCTTGCAATCGGTGGTACACCCGATGGCACAGAAAGACTTCCTATTGCGGCAAATCCGTATTCTGTATCGATCACAATCCCGCCTGGTGTTGATCCGACAATCTTTAACCCGAATGTCTTCCCCATCAACTACAACACCAATCCTGGCGTGGTTTCTCCGTTCGATCCTAACAATTTCGATGGTTGGAACTATGGTCCGACCGACATAAATATCATTGATTATCCGACAGATACCTTCCAGTATCCTGAGTTCGATTCCTGTTTCTAATATAAGAGATGCAAAAGAACATCAACATTTCCGATAGAGTTGCGTACCAAGTACCCGACTTTATCAGGGAAGAAGACCAGCAGTTTGTAAATTTCCTCTTCGAGTTTTATAAGTCTCAAGAGAAGACAGGAAAGCCTTACGATATTCTGAATAATATCAATCATTATTTGGATGTCGATACTTACGATGCTAAAACGCTATCAGCAGAAACAACTCTGCTGAAAAATATCGGATTTGTTGAAGATCTAATCGAAGTTGAGTCGATTGATGGTTTCATTGAAAAAGATGGATCTGTCTTAATTGACAATGAAGTAATTTACTATGAATCGCTGACTCGTGGTCCTGATGCGATTCTAACTCCTGGTATTTCTTTGAATGAGTTCCGTAAAAAGGAACAATTCCTAGAATCGCCATATCCTTTGTTTGATGGGACACAAAACACGTTTGCCTTGAAGTTCTTGGGTGAACCTGTTGCTCCTGTTTCAGCATATCACTTGATTGTTAAGGTATACGATCAAATTCTGGTACCTATTCAAGATTATGTTGTAGAAGGCGACGATATTCGTTTTACAACTGCTCCTAGAGCAGTTCTGGGTACAGATAACCCTGCATCTACCAGTATTATCTACATGGTGGGTTTTGCGGGTACTCCTATTGTAACCATGGACGCACTTGCGCCCGAAACTGGCGCAAAAACCTATAAGTTGCGCTATCAGACTGGTCAATACACTCCAGTTAGCGCGGTTGGACTTATTGTTAACCGTAATAACGCTCTTCAGCGCCCTTATGAGGATTATGTCCTCTATCAAACCAAAGATGATGGTTCTTACATTGAATTTAGAACTACAGAACTGAGCAGTAGCGAATTTTTAGACATTCGTTCCGTAGAATACAACTCTCCTGCTATTGGAACAGGCGCACATGCCGTATCTAGTGTAGATGATGATGGTAATCTCATTGACCTGATTGTTAGAAATGGTGGTGCTGGTTATCGTCTAGACTTTGCACCTAAGGTTACTATTACACCTTCTGACTTGGGTGGTGTTGGTGCAACCGCAAGAACATTGGTCGGTGGTGTTAAAAATATTCAACTTATTGATGGTGGTCAGGGTTATACCTCATACAACCCACCACTAATCGAAATTATTGCTCCTACCAACGCAAATGGTACTCAAGCAACCGCAGAACTGACGGTTAATGATACTACTGGTGAAGTTGAGACTGTTACCATCACCAATTCTGGTTCTGGTTACGATTTCATCCCTGCGGTAGTCTTTAAGAACCCTGGTGGTGCAGAAATTACTGATCCTCAGATTGATAGTGAGGGTCGTTTGGTTACTGACTCGATTACAGTCGTACCAGCAAGAAATGGATTCGGATATAAGAACCCTCCTGCGGTTTACATTGATCCTGCACCTGAAGGTGGTATCAATGCTGCTGCTCTGGCAATCCTGACACCTGAAGGTCAGGTTTCTGGTGTTACCATCACTAATAGAGGTCGTGGATATACCACACCACCTAGAGCACGTATCATTCAACCTATTGGTGCACAAGTTCTTGGTGTAACTGTCGCTTCTGGATCTGTTACTGATATTGAACTGCTAACTGGTGGTAGAGGTTACACTGATGCACCCTCTGTCTACATTGTAGATGATAGAAAGGATGCTGCTGGTGTTCCTATTGGTGGTACTGGCGCAACTGCTGTTGCAACCATCTTTAACGGCGCAATTACTGATATTAGCATCACGAACTTTGGTTCTGGTTATGATGTCAACAATCCTCCTAGAATTTTCATTGCTGAACCCTCTGCAGCACGTTCTTCTGTAGATGTTGGTTTTGATGAGGTCACTGGTTTCGATATTACCACTCCTGGTAGAGATTACAAACCTTCTGCCCTGGTTGGATGTGTCCGTGGTGTATCTGGCACTGTAGACTACGATAACTTTGGTAATCAGATATTTGCTACTGAAGATCAACTCCGTCTCAGCAATCATGGTGCTGGATCGACGATTGTTTCTCTCGATACGCTGTTTATCCGTCAACTGTTTGAAAAACTCCGTCGTCAATACCTACCGACGATTACAGTTGACTATACAAAGGTAAATCCGATCCAGGTCATTAAAAAGATCCGTGATTTCTACCTTTCTAAGGGTACAAAGACTGCAACCCAGTTTTTGTTCAAAATTCTCTTTGGTGAAGAGATTGATGTCTACTATCCTAAGGATGAAGTCATTTCTCCTTCTGCTGCAACCTGGGTAGTTGATACAATCCTTCGTGCAACTCTTATTGAGGGTGATCCTCGTAATTTGATTGATGGTCAGCTCCAACAGTTTGCTGATGAAGTCGATTCTACTGTTGGCAACGCATCTGCACTGATTGAGAACGTTATTTCAATCATCGAAGGTACAGACACCATTTACGAACTGTCAATCTCTGAAGAAACCCTTCAGGGTCAGTTTGTTATCCCTTATAAGACAAAACTGGTCGAATTCCTGTCTCAGACCGATCAGATCATCACGGTTGACTCTACAATCGGATGGCCCGAGAGAAACGGTACAATTCGCATCAATGATGAAGAAGTTGTTCAATATAAGGAACGTTCACTCAACCAGTTCATCGAATGTACTCGTTCTAAGAACGGAATCGTAGAAGATTGGGATCCTGGCACATTAGTCTACTCTGACATCTACATTTACGTTAATAGAGGTCTTCCGACCGAATGTAAACTCAGAGTTCTTGGTATTGCTGAAGCAGGAAGCACAGTTCTTGATGATACTGGTTCTTACTACCTTGAAGGCGACAAACTGACTGTTGCTGCTCTTGGTTCTACAGATACCGACGAAAGACTGTCTTCTTGGCTCTATAACGTCAAAAAACTAATTCAAGTTACATCTGCAACCCCTGGTGGTCAAAATAACCAGACTGCAACCATTGTAACTGCTAATCCTCATGGTTTGCTGGTTGAAGACCTTGTTACGGTCTATGGTGCAAACCCAACTGTGTATAATGGCACATTTGAGGTAACAGCACGTCTAGATGAGTTTACCTTCTCATATCAAATGCTTGCCCCGACGGATATTGTTCCTCAGGGTAATATTCTGCTGTCTGTTGACCTAAACAGAGGTAAATCTGATATTGCATCAATCAATACTGCAATTACTCCATACACCTCAAACATTCAGAACTCGTTCTTCAATTCTGAGTATGTTTACGTTGCAGCAACAGGTTTGCCGAACTATAAGGTCGGTCCTTTCACTGGCACTGCACTTATCCCTGGTAACCAGCGTAAACTGCTCCGTTTCCCTAGAACTGTAACTACCGTATCTAAACGTGAGACTATTGCACCTAATAGTGCTATTGGTTCATGGGTAAACGGTGTTTCTATTTGGTCTTACAAGTCTAGTGATTTTGTACGCTTTGGTCCGATCACTTCTGTTGATATTAACAATGGTGGTCAAGGATATGACGCTGGTAGTAAACCAAATATCATAATCAGTGGTGGTGGCGGTACTGGAGCATCGGCAGAGGTTACTGTTAACGGTTCTCTGTTCTCTATTGAGGTTACTAACGGTGGTAGTGGATACCTCACACAACCTTTGGTTTCTGTTGTTGGTGGTGGCGGTATCGGTGCTACAGCACAAGCAGTTATCACTGGAGGTGTTGTAAGTAGAGTTCTTGTAGAACAACCTGGTACTGGATATACATCTCAACCTCTAATCTCTATTACTGGTGGCGGTGGATCTGGTGCTACTGCAACTGCTAGTGTTCGTGGTCCTATCCAATCTGCAATACTGACATCAGGTGGTAGTGGTTATACTTCACTTCCTACTGTTACTGTTAACTCTGGTACTGGTGCTCTTGCACAACCGATTGTTATTAACGGTCGTATCGTTTCTATCGCTATTATCAACTCTGGTGAGGGTTATACCACTGCACCTAACGTTGTAATCAATGGTGATGGTTTCGGTGCTGTTGCTAAAGCAGTTATCGGTACTATCGGTGAAGATAAAGGTAGAGTTATCAGCATTCAACTCCAAAACAGAGGTATTAACTATACCCAAGGTCTGACTACAATCAGACTGGAATCTGTCGGTGAATTTGCAGAATTTACACC